TTATACTCTTCGGCATCAACAGGCATTGAACAATGTGCACATTCTAAATGCACTTCGTACTTATTAATTACAGTTCCATCATTTAATTTTTTAGCTTCTATTATCATGCTGCTATCTCCATCCATTCTGTTGTTTGTTCATCATTTACATCTGTCCATCCTGGTGATTGAATATCTATTATGTCAGCCCAATTAGCTGTTTGGTCATCATCTATCTCACCCCATACCAATACCTTATTTACAAAGCCTGTAGCGCTCACTCCTATTGGGGTCACACCTGCTTTAGCAATTATTATAACATTGCCTACTTGAGTAAACCCTGCTACGGTAGTTACATCAGCATCCGCATTGGCTTTAGCTTCAGCTATTCCTAATTGTGTAGTACCTACATTACCAACTACATTAACTACTGCTTTTGCATCAAATGTAACTGTGCCAGTTTCGCCTGTAGCTTCATTACCATTTATATTTACTACTGCTTTAGCTTCAACTACTTCTTCACCAAGTTGAGTAGTACCAACATTGCCTGTTACATTAACTGTGGCTTTAGATACTGTTGTTACATCACCTGTTTCACCTGTCGCTTCATTACCTGTTACATTAACAACCGCTTTAGCATCTACTACTTCTTCGCCAAGTTCAGTAGTACCTTGAACACCAACCGCATTAACTACAGCTTTAGATACTGTTGTTACATCACCTGTTTCGCCTGTAGCCTCATTACCTGTAACAATAGCATCTGCGTTAGCTGCGACTACTACGGTACCTATTTGACCTGTAGCGTCATTTCTTATCGCATCAATTACAGCTGTAGCAACTAAAGTAATGTCGCCAAGTTCAGTAGTACCTTGAACACCAACAACATCAATATAATTATTAGATTCAGCTACAACATTACCTGTTTGCCCTGTAGCTTCGACCCCATTAAGCTCTACGGCTACATTAACTGCTTCGGTAACTAACTCCGAAGAAAAGGGTACTTCACTAAATGGGCTAAATCCAAACATTATTCAGGCATCGCAGGAAATGTTACATTAAATGGGAAACCTTCTTGAACGGTAATGTCTCGTAATTCTTGTCTATATGTTGCCCATACTGTTTTATCTACTGGTGAATCTGATACTTGTGTCCAGTCAGATTCTGATAATAAAAAGTTTCTTTGTTCTCTAATGTTTCTTTCTGCATCTTCTTGAGATTTTCGAACAACACTATAGCTTTGTATCCAAGCACCATTCACTTCTGTAGGTGTATTTAATACAGTATCTTCTGTTAAATTGTTATAGTCAGGTTTTTTAGCTACTGTGCATGGGTATACATTGTATTCTGCTAAAGTTTCTAACGGAATCTCTTTAGGGAAAGAGACATTTGAGTTATCTTGACGAAGTTGACCTATTGTATATGTTTTAGGCCCATCGTTTGTAATTTTAATAAACATTTTATATCCTTATAGTGCTCCAAAAGTTGATACATCTAGCGCTGCATCTTCAGCCCAGTATCTAATTTCATCTATTGTACCAGTAAAGTTTGCTTCATAATCACCAGCTGCGTCAAGATCAGGTACACTTGTATTAACTGTACCATAACCCTTACCTGCACTTCCATACACAGTAGATCCTGCAGAAACAGCAGCATTTGTAGCTAATTCTATTAATTGATTAACACTTCCCTTACCACCTACTTGAACATAAGCTTTTGCTGTTCTAATTGAATTATCAACCGTAAAATAATAAGTGCAAAAAGTATCTACATAGCTAGATATATCTATTTCAAAATAAGCTGTTACTGAATCAGCTATACTTGTCCAAGCCGTACCTGCGGAATAACATCTAAATCTTATTTTATCATTATAGGTTCCTATAGCTAACCCACTACCAGTTCCTCCTAACTCCATGAATAAGCCATTACTTGATCCAATAGTTACATCTATAGCAATTAATACATCCTGTGAGTTTGAAGTTCCATTTTCTGTGCTTGGAAAAGATGTTATGGTGTAATCAGGTGTTCCAAAGTCTGCTTCGTAATTTTTAGTACTATTACCCACTATGGCTGCTCTTAATCCATGTGCTAATACACTCATTAGTTAGCATCTCCAACATAAGCAGCATAAACTGTTGTACTAACTTTCCATAACTCTACTACTGAATAACCTGTTGTCGCTAGTGTAGGAGCAGAACCACCAACCCATTGGTCTACTAACGATGTCCATGTAATGGTATAAGCAGATCCATCATCAATCATTAATGTGATACTTTCACCAGCATTTAAACTATCTGTTGGTGTTGAGTTACCAGATAATGTCCATGTCTGCACATTACCATTTATTGCAGATATTGCTGGCGTAGTTCCTGTAACTGCGACTACTGTCTCAAGGAATGATGTAGATTTGGTAACGCCTGACACATCAAGTTTATAAGAAGGACTCGCACCAATCCCTACTCTGTTATTAGTAGCATCTACATACAATGTATTAGTATCTACAATAAGGTTAGCGTTGATTGTTTGGTTTGCTGTAAATGTATTAGCAACATCGTTCTTTGTGGTATCTGCATCGTATGCTTGTACGCTTGTGCCAATGTCACTGTCTTTAAGTACATTTGAAGGTGTTATAATGTTTGATAATAATGCCATTTTTTATTCCTTATTTAACTCCATACTGCAACAGCCATAGTTGTTCCTTGAGTTGGTGTAGTATCTCCAACTGATTCTATTGTATGGGTCTGTGTTGATGATGTATCTAAAGAAGCTCCTGTTTGCCCCGTCAATCCTCCAGCAATTTGATTATCATAATCTTCAGTAACTCCTGACCAAGTATGACTATATACATCTCCAGATGTTCTAACAGCAATTATAGCAGAGCCCCTACTAATTGATGAAGTAGTAATACTTAATGTTGTTGAACTTCCCCCAACTGCATTAGTATATACTGGTGTTGCTGATAGATAGTTTTCAATAGTATATACACCTATTCCACAACGGAGTTGAGCAACCCCAAAACTAACACTAACTGATGTTGTAGATGATCCGATAACCGCATACCAAATTGCAGCAACAGTTCCTCCGTTTTGTGTTTGGGAAAATTCTGCAGCTTGTGTAGCAGAAACTCCGCCTATTGTTACACTAGAAATCGCAGTATCAGCAGGATCTTCAGAACTAATAGTAATAGCAACTAGACCAGCAGGAATAGTTGCGGTCGTAAAATTGTAAGTTGATAGGGCTGAAGCTATAGAATATGTGTTTATGAATGTTGATGTGTTACCTTGAGCCTGACCTAAAAACATTAACTGTATTCCGCTCATGACACATTACCTGATATAACACATACAGTACCACTAATAAATAATATGGTTGCTAGACCTCTTGTTGCTAAAGTAACTGAAGCTACATCTGTATCTGTTCCAGCAATATATGCTGTAGTAATTGAACAAGTTATAGTGACATTACCTGTTGTGTTGTTAAATATAGTAATTGCATCACCTTCAGAAAAAGTAGAATTAGGAATAGTAATAGATCCTCCTGTACCTACTTGAACATATTTACCTACATCAGAGGTGGTTAATGAATAAGATGTTGTTTTTGTACCAACTGCTGGTATGTTTGGATAACCTACTGTACCTGTAGCTCCAATATCAGAATCTACTAAAACATTAGAACCACCATTTTGTAGTGTGCCTGTAAAGTTAGCTGTTGTATCGCTATATCTAGCAAAAGATGATAAGTCTGTAGATGAAGCTGCTAGAGCATAAACTTCCCAAGTAGAGCCATCATATACGAACTGGATACTAACGCCTTCTAAATCACATACTAAATCTTCGGCTGTGCCGTCTATAGTAGAACCATTTCTACCCACTGTTAAGTTATTGGTAGACCAATCAGCACCGTCAGCTATGACTACTTGATCGCCTGTTGAAGGAGAAGCTGGAAGAGTTACTGTAAATGCTCCACCTGATGTATCTGCTATAACACCTTCATTAGCAGAGGCTGTATAGTTAGCTGTCTTTACAACATAAGTTATTCCATCAGCAGGGTCTGTCCATGTCATTGAACCATCACCATCAGATGCTAAATACTGACCTGATGTACCATTACCAGAAACATTAAGTTCGTTAGCACCTACAACATTAGCCGCAATATTAGTTGCAAAAGATAAGTTTGCACCTCCATTAAATGTGCCAGATGTACCTGTTACATCACCTGTGAGTGAAATTGTCCTTCCTGTTGCCCATGTTGTGGCAGTTGCTGCATTACCTGTACATGAGGTAGATGACCCCGCAATATTCATTGTTTGACCGGACAAAGCTGCTGCTGCCGCCGCCGCGGTATAAGAACGCCCGAAGGTATCCGTACCATTAGTTCCTGTAAATCGGCCCATACCAGACGTAGCCCCTGTAGTACTAAATGTACCCGGTGAGTTGTAGTATGCCGCATAAACATATCCATTAGCATCACGGGCTACAACCTTGCTTGCTGTCGCCGCTGTAGTAGCATCAACCGCCCATGTAGTAGCCGCAGACCCATTAAAGTTTGAACCTGTTAAATAACTACCGCGGGTTAGTGTATTTGGTGTATTAGCTGTTACAGTAATATTCGCACTACCGTTAAATGAAACGCCATTAATAGTTCTAGCAGTCTGTAGTGTAGTTGCAGTTGCTGCATTACCCGTTGTTGAGCTAGATGTAGTAGCATTACCTGCTAATGATGCTGTAATTATCCCTGCATTAAAGTTACCTGATCCATCACGAGCTACGATACTAGAAGAAACATTACTGCTTGTAGCATTAGACGTCACAGTAAATGTACTTGCTCCCGCTTGGTCAGCAGTGAATGTAGCTGAACCACTTAGTCCTGTACCTGATGTTGTTAAAGATAGAGTGCCATTATTTGGTGAGGGGACATCGTCCCAATTACTATTAGTGCCATCTGTTGTTAAGTATTTTCCGCTATTACCTGTCATTGACGGTAGCACTTTGCCATCATCTAATGAAGTTATCCATGAAGGGTTAGCATATGAACCTGAAGTGTAGACTCCGTCTGTTACTGTAGCTGCGTTTCCAGAGATACTAATTGACCAAGTACCTGTTGCTCCTGTGCCATCATTAGCTGGAACTCCTAAACTTGTCCTAGCGGTAGAACCTGATTCTGCAACCCAGTTAGCTCCATCACCAACAATAAAATTGCCATCAGTAACTGCTAAACCAGCGATGTCTGTTAAACCCGCGTCATACGCTTGAACGTTTGTACCAATAGCTAAACCTAAATTTGTCCTAGCTCCAGAATCTGTTGAAGCTCCAGTGCCTCCATTAGCGATAGCAACTTGTCCTGTTAAGGCTATGGTTGTACCCGTAATATCAATGTTAGTGCCTGCAACGTAATTCAAAGTAGAACTAAATAATACAAAGCTAATATCTGTTGTACCAAACGTTATAGTTCCTACTGTATTACATATATAAGATTCTCCAGCGCCTGTATCGCCTTCCGTTACATAAAAGTACGAGCCTTCATCAAGACCATCTGCAGTTGAAGGTGCATAGCTATCTGCATCAGTAGCACGAGTTAAAACCCAATTAGTAGAGGCTGATCCTGTATCTGTAACTGTATAGACACCGTTTTCAGTAGCATCTGTTTGGTTATATATTAATACTCGATCATTAGTATTTAAAGTAACACCATCAATAACAAGAGCAGCTTGAGTCCCTGCGTTTGTTAAAGTTGCTCCAACGCCAGCTGTACCATTATTATAAGTAGCATTTAAGTTTCCAGCAGTATCAGGGCTTTCTACTCTGACTGCGTCGTGAAAATGAATTGATGAAGCTACAAGAGAATCGACATATGTTTTAGTTGCAACTTGGTAGTCTGTAGTAGGGTTTGCTGTTACGGCAATTGAACCGCCTGTGATAGATACATTGTCAGAATCTTGAGAAGCTATGGTTCCTATGTCAGCGGTATTAACACTGCGATCTGCAGGATAGGTAACAAATACTTCTTTTGTGCCTGCACTAAAGTTAACTAAACTACCTGAGTTAGAAGAAGCTAAGACAGTATCACGAGATAAAGTTGTGCCCGAAGCCGTATAAGTACCAACACCAACTTCCCACTCAGTATCTAAAACTATGGTGTAGTAAGTAGTATTACCGTCGCCAATAACAGAAAAGTCATCATAGCCTGATATAGCGGGACCTAATGTAAACGTTCCGGTACCCGCAGTAGTTGCACTGACTTTTACTCTATCTTTTAATACCAATGCCATTATAGCCTCCTAGTTAGGCTATACGAATAATAGCGTTCGATGCGTCTGCCGAAGGGAAAATAATAGAAAAGTCACCATTTGTAGAAGTCTTATCGCCACCAAAAGCTAACACAGCTACAGCAGTATCACTATTAGTACTGTTATAAATTAACGCACCGTTTGCAGTAATAGTTGCAGAAGACCATGTTGTATCAGCAAAGTCTAAGAATGCTGTTGTACTTGATGATGTTGGTACTTGTGAAATGGTTAAAGTGTTTCCGCCCGCTGAATATCCTGTACCTGATACTTCGTTAGTAGCTGAATATGCAGTTGTTGTTGAATCTAATGTAGCTGATGAAGTGTACATCGCAATTTTAAACACGTCTGCTGTATCTGCAGATCGTGCTACGTTTGTCGTATTAAAGTTATGGCCCCCACTTAGAAGCTCAACCTTAAATGACGTACACATTGCTTGAGTGATTGCCATAATTATATCTCCAATATTTTAATTAAATCTGAATGTCCTGCTTCTCGCAGTTTATTCGCCAAAGTTGTGCGGTCAGATTGCACCGCTTGTTTAAGGTACTTAATTAGTACTTCTTTAATATGTCCCTTAAAAACTTCCGCTTGTTCCCTAATTAAAGGGTTTGCATCTTTACTCACATACATTATTTTATCTAATGCACGCTCTGCTAATTCTTCAGGAGTAAAACCCCGTCCAGATGTTGTATTTACTTTAAAATCTATATTACCTAAAGTTAATTCATCTACGTTCATCGAGTAATCACCGGTATCCTTTCTTGCCCACTTCTGTAAGCATCACGGCGATTTTTACCTTCGCCTAAGTTTTGTAATAATTGCATTGCTTCATTGTATCGTGCTGTATACATAGTTACTGTATCCGGTTCTTCTTTAAGGAACGCTGCGGCTTCAAGTAAAGCCCCATATAAGAGAGCAGTGTCGAAATTATCTCCCAGCCAAGTATTACCGGCAGTAACAATAGACTCAGGATAGTAATAATAATGAAGCTCAGCATTATAGTTAGCGTCTGGTGTAGGACCAAGTAGCATTGTTGTATCACTAAATATAGCATAATATTGTGGCACTCCATAAAATGGCGAATCAGTATCAGGAAAAGCTTCTCTAACAAAGTTTACATCTTTGTTCAATAAATAAGTATATTCATTATTAGCATTAATAACAGCAAGACTAAATGTAGATAACCAATCACTTGGCAAACTAAAATATTTATTTCCACTAGTCATATTACCTGTTACATTTTTACGTAAATCTGGTAACTGCACTGTATTATATATGCGTTGTTCTGCATTCTGTATAAACGTATTTATATCAGTTGTACTATACTGGTTTTCAGTATAAGACTGTATCGCCGCTACTAATTGTGCATAATTCATTAGTTATCCTTAAGCCATTGGGCCGCGAGCTTTAGTACCTTTTGTAGCTGCACCATTACCACGTGTGACTACGCCTTCTGTTTTCACATCTTTTTCTGGGTAGCCATTTGAGTTTACTGCGGGCCCTGGTTGAGGCTGTTTATAACTTGGTTTACATCCTTTTCTATCGTTGTTCATATTATACTCCTAAGTTGTCGTTACAGTAACAGTTCCTACTGCTCCTGTCGCTTCTAAATCATCTTCTATTTCTAATCCCAGAGGATTATTAAGTCCTACTGGATCCCAACCCCATTGAATTTGCCGACTACTATATTCACCTGCAACTCCAAAACTTCCGTCAGGTCGTGGATCACGTAACGCCTGTGGATCTTCTACAGGATACATG